AAATTCCATAGTAGTAATTAGGAAAGCGAGGTATCGGATTCGAACCGACGACATCTAACTTGGAAGGATAGCGTTCTACCACTGAACTAACCTCGCAAAAAAGGGGGAGGTCAATCCCCCTGGACACATGCACGCCACCTGTTTTAGTTTTAGTTGCAAAACAGGAAATCAACCACACGGAAGGGGTCGTTTGGATCCACCACTTGCTCTTTAACTGGAAGCAAGAAACCAGGCGGGAGAGAGATCCCATCCGCACCACTTGCTCTTATGGAAAAGCAAGAAACCCGAGGGGTCTAAACCCATCCCGACCAGGGTTTTTAACGTCTCTCCATGACGATCAAGCATACACTCCAGATTCAATCAAATCCGATTCAACGTTGTCGAGGATTACATTGTAATCATCTTCAGGGTCATCATAAAGTTGAACACCTTGGTCTTCGTAAAAACGAATAAGCTTCTGATAGAGTTTCGGATACTCTTCGTCTAGGGCGATAGCACCTTCGACAGCAGAAGTCAGTTTCTTGAGATCAGATTTGAACTTAGAATGAAATTTTGAACGAGACATTGCCTTTGTTGTTTGACAAGTAGATTGTAAGTGAATGGAGGAGATTTTGTCAACCCCCAATCGGAATGACAGGATTCGAACCTGCGACATCTCGCTCCCAAAGCGAGTGCTCTACCAAACTGAGCTACATTCCGTTGATTACCTGATGAATTATACACCCATCAGGCAGTTTTGTCAAGAGTTAAACTCTTCGTTTCTACGGCGGTCCAGGTGCTCTAGCACCTCTGAGCGCCATTCCATCAGTTCGTGAAAGCACTCTTGATTGTGAGCACACTGACGGAGTTGGGGGTCAGGTTTGAGAACACTTTCGTAGAAGAGTCCCAGAGCATCACGACGTTTTTCGTGTTTGTTTGTCATCGTACCTCAAAGTCGAGTTTGCGAACCTTTCGTTTCCTTCGGTTCTCCTGGTATTCTAGATCACTCTTACTAAGAATGGAGTCATCCTTAATACTCTTTTCAGAATTGATGAGAAGGACCTTACTGAGGTCCTTTGCTGTGATGGTGTCGTCATGAACTACCATCTGATTCATGCAACCACAGCACTGGGTCTTGTGATTGCTAGTGATTTCGGTATTGCATACCTTGCATTTTGCGGTTAACATTTCTCATTTGCCCCATCGTATCAGTGATATTATTTATTTGGATCATGGTCTTTCATGCCATCGTGATTACCGTCCTTGGGCAATTCTCCTAAAGAAATATACTTAACAACTTGAATAGATCCCTCAAGTCGTACTAGATCTCGTTCAATTTTAGTATATTCATCATAAGATGATTGAAGTTTTTCTAGTTTACTTCTAAGTTCTATAATTCTTTTTGTAAATCTCTGTAAGAGTTGCTCGTGGGATTCTATTGGTTTCATTTCTTTAGTTGTAAAACTAATGGGCGATGAGGGATTCGAACCCCCGACCTACTCCGTGTAAAGGAGGCACTCTACCGCTGAGTTAATCGCCCTGGCGACTCAAGTAGGATTCGAACCTACGACCGACTGCTTAGAAGGCAGTTGCTCTGTCCAGCTGAGCTATTGAGTCATGAGGATAGTATACACTATCCTTCAGGTATTGTCAAGCCAATACCATCTTTTTGGTGTAATCATAAGCGTACTGCTCACGATACCCCTTAATACCCCACCCTAACCAGTAGTAAGCAGCAACCATGTATTGGTGAACTGGTTGACCACTACCTTCAAATTCTGGTAGGACTTTCTGAAAACCATACTCATTAATCATGTATGCTGTCTGACCTTCAAGAGAAGAAGGATCATAACCATACTTCTTAGCGAACTTACCTAACCCCAAATAACGGTTCGTAGAGGTCCACTGAATGAGTCCGTAACCACCGCTATAGCAACGATCGTAAGGAACTCTAGCACCTCCCTCGCAGATGTTGGGATGGAAGTTGCTTTCTGATTTAATGTTTCCCATGATCGTAGCAAGTGCATTACGATCAGAGATTCTGGTTTTCTTTTGAAGTTGTTCGAGGACATATTTTTCATTGTAATTACATCCTGGACACTTCCAAGTTTTGGGTACTACCTCAATGGGGACTGCCTTCTCTACGTTGACCGCTACATCAACTGGAGGAGGATTCTTGATCTGATTGATGCTCGGATAAGCACAAGCAGCAGGAATAGAAGTCGCCAGAGCGATAGGAAGTAAACGTTTGATCATGAAATTAGTTGAATTCGGCATCCACCTCTTGCAGAAGCATGGGTGACTCAAAGTAATCCTTACGGTAGTAGCGACCGAGGACATTGCTATTATAGAAGGCAGGGGTGCCATCTGTCAAGCTCTCGGTCAGGACACCGTGTACGAAAAGTAATCTGGTCTCTTCGTAGTTTACCTTACCTAGTGTGGTATGTAAACTTAAGATTTCTCTTTTAAAGTTTTGTCTACCATATTTTTTGATATCTTCTTTTAATTCTGGACAAGAACCATAATAGTTTTTCCAATCAGATTCCTGTTTGGATCTTCGGTTCTGTCCTTTCTTTTTTCTAAACGACCAAAAATACTTCCTTCCGATGTACTTTCTATCGTTGATAGTATTTGTGATTAAATAAACGAATCCATAGTATCCATTTATCTCATCAGATTCAAATACCCTGTCCTTGTACCACCAAGGGTTTTCATACATATCATAAATCAGTCACACTGATTTATTTAGTCCCATGGATCAGGTATCTGCATTTTAGTGCTTGAAGGTTCCATGCTTGTGCCAAACTTTTTGGACCCTCTCCCAGAAGGTTCACTTCTTTCTGGGAGAGTTCGAATGTCGGGTCCGCTAGTGCTTTTACCCTCCATCCAGTTCCAGAATCGTTCGTCATAGCTGGAAACCAGCGAACGTATCTTTCTTAACATCTTGCTTAACACCCCCACTAATATAAGATTCAACCTCAGTTTCTTGAGGAGCAACTTGAACACCTTTAGAAGAAATCCAATGCTCAGTCCAGGGAAGTGGGTTGTTCTTTGCAGGGACATCATACTCAGGTTTGAGACCAATCGACTTCATACGACGGTTAGCAATCCACTCCACGTAGTTGTGAAGTAGTTTGTCATTCAAACCAATCATTGACCCATCTTTGAAGAGATACTGTGCCCAGAGTTTCTCCTCATCAACACACTGCTTGAACATTGCCCTTACGTAGGGTTGTTCTTCTTTAGCAATCTCTGCAAATTCTGGGTCATCCCCTTCACGCCATTTGTTGAGGATGTTTTGAGTAAGGACAAGATGCTGGTTTTCGTCTCTGGCGATGAGAGAGATAATTTTAGCGGATCCCTCCATAAGTTTGAGTTCACCAAACGCAAACGAGCAAGCAAACGAGACATAGAATCGAATTCCTTCCAGGATGTTGACATTGGCAATTGCCCTGTAGAGTTTACGCTTCAGAGCATAGCGTTCAGAACGTCCAAGGTCAACCCCATCGTTAGCAAACTGCCACAAATTACTGTTCCCATACTCTTGAGCATGAGAAATAAAGTCATCGTATGAAGAGGTAACCGTTGATGCCCTGTTAAGAATCTTATCATCATCCAGAATAGTATCAAATACCTCTGTTGGATCTGAATAGACATTCTTAATGATATATGTATAGGAGCGAGAATGGATCATCTCCATAAACTCCCATACTGTCATGGCAGATTCCAGTTCAGGAAGTGAACAGTATGGAATGAATGCCATACCAGGACCACGACCTTGAACAGAATCAAGCATAATCTGATACTTCAGATTAGAACTGAAGATATGCTTCTGCTCAGGGCGAAGCATTTGATAATCACCACGATCTTTTTGGAGGGAGACCTCCTCAGGTCTCCAGAAATATCCCAGTTGTTGTTGTGTGAGTTTCTCGAAGACAGGATACTTTGCCCCATCATATCTCTGAACCCCTAGTGGTTGACCAAAAAACATTGGTTGCTTTTTGGTGTCTACCTTGTTGGTATTAAATACCGTCATCCCCTTGATCTCTTTTTTTGGTTCAGATTTTACAAGATTCACAATCTTCCTCCGTGTTTTCTAGTTCTGCAATAGCTTGTTCTAATTGACGCCTCTTTTCCTCTACGTCATTCGTCTCTTCATACTCGTCCTTCTTATCGTCGTAAGTGTTTTGATAGTACGATGTCTTCCAACCGTATTTGTATGTAGTCAGAAGATCCTGTGCCCAAACTGAGATAGGAATCTCTTTGTTTTCATAATTCAGTGGGTTGTATGACCAGTTTCCAGAGATGGCTTGGTCAAAGAACTTTTGCATGACTGCGACCACATTAATATACCCGCTATTGTTAGGCATATCCCAAAGTAAAGTGTAATTATTTTTAAGAGAGTTGTACTGTGGAACAATCTGTTTAAGGGTTCCCTTCTTGCTCTTCTTAACGGACAGGTATCCTCTAGGTGGCTCAATTCCGTTTGTGGCATTTGACACAACGGAACTGCTCTCAGAAGGCATTTGTGCGGACAGAGTGCTGTGTCTGAGTCCATGTGTTTGAATCTCGGTTCGTAAAGTTTCCCAATCATACAAGTATTCAGGTGCTACTAGTTCATCAACGTCCTTTTTGTATGTATCGATTGGTAAAATACCGTCAGAATACTTGGTACGATTGAATGCATCACATGCACCTTTCTCTTTTGCAAGTTGATTAGATGATTTTAACAGGTAATACTGGAATGCTTCAGTCAACTTATGAACCAGGGTCAATGCACGAGGATCATCATAATGCTCCCCATGACGTGCCAAATAGTGGGCAAGACCAATAAAACCTACTCCAAGCGATCTACGTGCCCTTGTAGCACGTTCTGCTGCTGCCACAGGATACTCCTGATAGTCGATCAACTCATCCAAAGCACGAACAGAAAGATCACAAAGTTCTTCCATCTCATCCAGTTTGTTAATCTTACCAACATTGATGGCAGAAAGAATGCAAAGAGCAATCTCACCATCAGCATCATCAATATGACGAATAGGATCTGTAGGAAGGGTGATCTCCTGACACAGGTTACTCATGTTCACCTTGTCTTTGAAGGAAGAGTGAGAGTTACAATGGTCGATGTTCATGATATAAACACGACCCGTCTC